ACCCGAAGCCACCCGATTGCGCCAGCGTGGTGTCGCCACTGTGTCTCGACACTGGCGCAGCGACCACGCGCCCGTGTGGTGTCGTGTAGATGTTATGACACTGACAGCGACCCCCCCATATCCCCGAACGCGATTGAGCGGAAATGCCCTGGGGCTTGAGAGAATACGCGCAGCAAAAAAACCTCTCTCTGTGGCTTTGCCAGCTTCGCCCTGGGGCTTCGCCCTGGGACAGAATTGGACGAGGGCGCTTCGCGCCGCACTTCCCATTCCCCTATTGACAGGCTCAAGGCCAGGTGTTATATTGTTCCCCATCATGGGAGCTGCCGACCTGTGGGTACTGCCACGCGTTCGCGTAAAGAGATTTTCAGATCCATTCAGCCGGGACCACGGGCTGTACTTGCTGCGCGTTTGTACGCCAGCGGTGCTGTGCCTACCAAGCGAGCAGCGTGTATTGCCGTTGGACTTTCTCCTAGTTATCTCACTGTGCTAGGCGAGAACGAGGTCATTGCGCGAGTGCAGGATGAGGTCGCGCATGCAATAGAAGATCAGAGCGTGAGCTTGTCGAAAGTCATCGCGCTCGTATCTCGCGAAGCAGTGTCGAAAGTCCGCGAGCTTATCAAGTCCAGCAACGAGGGTATTGCGCTCAAGGCATCATCCGAGATCCTCGACCGAAACCCTGAGACTTCCAAGACGTTCAAAGCCGCGATTACAAACTTCAGCCTCGATCCTGCCGACGCAAAGGAACTAGCAGCTGCACTCATTGCTAGCGCTCGCGTCAAGCAGCAGTATGCGCAGATCACAACCGGCGATTTCGTTCATGTGGAGGAACTTACCAATGGCAAGGAAGGGAATAGCCCGACCGTTGCTACGCAAGATAGCAGGGCCAAAGCCACAGAAGCCGCGGGCAGCACTGCGAGCGATCCAGTCGCTGAAGCCCCGCCAGCCAGGCCGCAGCTCGAAATAGTGCAAGAGAGCGAGGACTAGCCAGTGATGGAACCTCCTCGGGACATTCCTCGCATAGATGACGATCTCGCCCGTCAGCCCGAGGACATACGGCGAGACCTGGCAGAAGCGGCTAGCCGCAATTTGTTTCTTTTCTGTCGTGGCGTCCTCGGCTATACAGACCTGACTGAATCTTGTCACGGGCCGCTATGTGCATGGCATGACGAGAACCCGTCGAGGTTCAAGCTGACGCTCATGCCCCGAGGTCACCTTAAGACCTCTTGCATTACCATCGGGAAGAATCTGCAGAAGATCGTGCAGAACCCAGAGGCACGGATCCTCTTGGCCAACGAAACAGCTACAAATGCTCAAAAGTTTTTGAGCGCCATCAGATCTCATGCTGAATCCAATCGTAGGTTCCGTGCCCTCTATTCCCACATCATCCCTATCGAGCCGAAAACCTGGTCGCAAGAGGCGCTGACATTCGTTCGCCGAGGCGTCTACCCCACGCCGACTGTTACAGCTATGGGCATGACGGGAGCTCTGACCTCGCAGCACTATACGCACCTCTCCCTGGACGACCTCATATCCGAAGAAGCAGCCAAGTCTAAGCTCGTCATGGATGACGTGATCACTCGCGTGAGCCGAATGTTCTCTCTCATGGACAATCCGTCCAAGGACACATTCGATCTCACAGGCACTCGCTGGGCGTTCTATGACGTGTACTCCTACTTCATGGAGCGCTTTGGGCCGAAGCTTGCTCGATTCGTCCGTGCGGCGATTGAGTACAGCGTCCCGATCTGGCCTGAGCGGTTTCCTCTCGAGACTCTCGCAGACATTCGCAACGATCCCCTCACGGGCGGGGAGTACGCATTCTCATGTCTGTACATGAACAATCCGCGGAACAGCGACGTTCAAGATTTCAACGTGCAGGATCTCAAGTTCTGGCGTTGGGATAGCAGCGAGGAGAGCATCGTGCTCTACGGCCGCGACGGCGAGATCGAGAAGGTCGTAGCGCTCTCTGATCTTGATATCACTACCACCGTGGATGTGCGTTATGGCGAAAAGCTGGATACTGATCGAGATGCTATTGTCACGACAGGTACAACCGAGGATGGCAACGCTATTGTTCTCGACGCTTGGGGAGCTCGGTCGAACCCCTTGGAAGTCGTCCGAAAGCTTGTGCAAACCATCCGGCGTTACAATCCTCGAGTGCTCGGCATCCAGAAGGTCGGATACGAGATGTCCCTCAAGTACCATCTCCAAGCCGAGCTAGAACGAGAGGGCCTTTATGCGAGGGTGGTACCAGTTAAGCCTGGCGGCCCAGCGAAGAGCCATATCCGTGGATTGCAGCCGGTCGCTGCCACTGGACATCTATACATCCTCCCTACACAGCACCTGCTCCGCAATGAGCTGGCAGAGTTCCCACTTGGTCAATACGACGACGTGGCCGACGCCCTCGCTCTTCAGCTTCAGCTTTGGAGAGGTCTCCTCTCCCCTGAGCGCATGGAGAAATACAGGGCCTCTGAAGCCCGGCTGTTGCAGCGTATCCATCGTCCAGTGGGACGGATCACGGCGAGTGACATAGCGCGCATGACACCAGCAGAGATCGAGGAATCCGGCGTCGATCCTGAAGATGTACGCTATGGACGATTTCACGAGGTCTCACTCTCGTGATCGTATATCCCACTGGGACAAAAATGGACGAGCGCCGAGCAGCGCCAGTGCTTCGCCAGATGAAGCAGCGCAAGGTCGACTCTGTCACTCGTCGCGTGTTCCTATTCAACTGTTCGAGGCTGCGCCGTGAGCTCTCCCAGACAGTGGAGTACCGGCGGTTCGTCCGACTCGTTCGACTCCGAGACAGGTTCAGATGCCAGTCCTGTGGGAACGCTGCTATTACTGTCCATCATCTCGTCAGGGTTGCTAGAGCTGTGGATCTGGCACTTAAGCCGAGCAACGCTAAGGTCGTGTGCGACGACTGTCACGCCGCGGTCCATCCCTGGATGAGGAGATCAGCGTGAGGTCGTCTGAGATTGGATGCGCACGAGTATGGGTCAAAGATGATACCTCAGCGTATCTCTTTCACCCAGACTGCTACGCCGAACTTCGAGCCGCATGGATGCGAGGCGAAGCGTTCTTTACCGGCCACGACTGCTACGGTGACGAGCTGACTGTTCGACTGTCAGCCGTCCTCGTCGTCAATCATGCAACACCTGAGGCTATGGCGTTGGCTGACCGAGACGCTAAAGCTGACGGCTTAACAGAGGGATAACAATGCCATCCTGGTTTAACTGGAAGTTCCTTGCCTACCATGCTGCGCTTTGCGCAGGTGTGGCGCTAGAGGTGCTGCTGCTCCCAAGGCCCTGGAATGCCATGACTGCAGCCATCACTACTATCGTCGTCCATGAGTGGACTAAGGTCACGCCAGACGGCAAGTATCTGTCCGACTTCGTCGACGGTAATCCGCTTAATGGAACTCTTGACGTGCTCTCTGGCGCAGTCGGTGCCGCAGTTATCGCTTTTATATGGGGGCTCTTTCACTAATGCCACTCAAGAAAGGCTCTTCCAAAGCTACCATCTCTGCCAACATCGCAGAGTTTCATCATGGCAAGACCTACGCTCACACCGCCAGCAAGTTTGGCAAAGAGCATGCTGACGCGCAGGCTGTAGCTGCCGCATACACAGCCGCCGGCAAGACTAGGAGGAAGCGCAAATGAGCAACGGCCAAGGCGAAAAGAAAAAGAAGGCGCCAGACCCAAACGAGCGAATAGCTCAGTTCCGAAAAATGCAGGCCGGAGAAATAGACGAGATCTCCTTTCAAGGAAAATCCTTTCCCCGAGGAAAGGGAGACTACTCCGGCCTAGAAAAGAAGCTTGTGTCTGATTCCATTGCAGCCGCCGGCAAGAGCCAGAAGAAGAAAAAGTGAGCCGCGGCTTCGACACCGCTCGCGTTCCGCGCAGCCCGTACCTCACTCTCGAGCTATGGGCCGATCAGCTGCGCAATGGCTTCATCGTGCCGCCCTTCGGGCACCTCGAGTCCAGGTACATCTACAAGCGAGAGATGCAGTTTTTTGTCGGGCAGCGCAGTTCTGCGCGCGCGCACGCCTTTGACTTACCCGTCCTAAAGAGAGATACTCTCTAATGATTGTGTATCCAGATACTGTGCCAGCAAAGCCTCAGAAGGTCAGAAAGATCAGTGGCTATGCCAATGCGTCGGGGAGTTGCGTCACTTCTGATGGCGTGCTTCTAAAGTGTGGCGAGCCTGTATCTGATCACGAGGACGAGACGCCCTATGGCGTATAACACATCTCGCAGCGACATGCTATTTGATTCTCCAGGCCCGCAAATGGCTGGTGAGCATGCGTATCTTACCGAGACGCCTACGTACAAATCGACTCCTCTTGGTGCGCGATCTGAGGCTCCTGCACCTATTATGGAAGTGGATGAGGAGACGATGACTCAGCTTCGCATTTGGCTTGATAGGTGGTTGCTTGATCTAGAAAGCTCCCAGGCTGATCTGCAGAATAACTGGGGCAAGCAAGAGGAAGCCTATCGGGCTCTTCCTGGTCTAAACTCAGGCTTCAAGCCTTTCGAGGGTGCGTCTGAGGAGACGATTCCTGTAGGGGCAATGGCTGTAGACCCGATCTTTGCCCGGCTGGACGTTGGCACCTTCAAACAAAACCCCGTTTTTGCCTTTAAGCCGCTCCGTGCGGACATGAAGCATGTCATCCCCTCTGTCGAACGGTTTGTAGACTACTATCAGCGTAACAAATTGAAGCTTCGGCAGGTGGCTCAGCCGAGATTGCTTGAGTTTGTTAAGCTCGGTACGATGGTTTTTAAGGTTATTTACGACCGGGACGAGCGGGAAGTGCTGAAATACGACGAAACGTACAAAAATACGGTCTCTGCGAGGGAAGTTCGCTTCGCTGGACCTCGAGTTTTGGGGATTCACCTAGGCGATTTTCTGTTTCCTCCCTTCTATGAGACTGTTCAGGACTGTCCGATTGTCTTTGAGCGCCAGAGAACCACTTTCGAGAAGCTAAAGATGCTCGAAGCGGCCGGAAAACTGGCAAACGTGGACAAACTCAAGTTTCAAGAGACAACCGGCAAGCGGACAACAGTAGAACTAGCTCGTGAGAACGCATCAAAGCACTCTTTGCGTACTTACTATGATAACGAGATCGAAGTTCACGAGATTTGGTGTGACTACTGCATCAAGCCAGGCAAGCCGCCTACGCCTTTGGTCATTACCTATCATCGTGATACTCAAACAATCATTCAGCTTCGGCCAAACTGGTACTTCCATCAGAAGAAGCCCTTTGTCGTCATTCCGTATCAGGTTACTAATGATACAATGTACGGCCTGGGCATCATGGAGATGGTTGAGCCGCTGCAGAGCGCAATTACGAAGTGGCACCGTATGGCGCAGGACAATGCGTACATTGCTAATATCAGAATGTTCATTGTCAGGCGAAACTCAGGGATTGAGGAAGTACCTCGGCTCTATAGCGGCCGATGCTTCTTCGTCGACGAGCCGACTAAGGATTTCATTCCCTTCGCGGCTGGTGACATCTATCCGTCTACTCTCGCCGAGCGGCAAAACCTGTTCGGAATGACTGAGAAGCGGACGGGGGTGAGCGATTATCTCACTGGCCGCGAATCTCCAATTATCGGAAGCAGAGCTACTGCCACGTCGACTCTGGCATTGATTAAAGAGGGCATGTCGCGCGTTGAAGAGGTTCTCGAGAACGTCAGACAAGGCTACGCTGAGATGCTAGAGCTGGTCATCAGCATCTGGATCCAGTATGGCACTGGCGGTCTCGAGGACCTCGTTTACGGCCCGGGCGACGAAGTTGCTGTGGGTGTCAAGCAATTCTTCACGATGGTCTCGCAAGAGAACATCAATGGCGCGTACGCGGTAGATCTTACTGTCACTGACGCCAACACCAATCGTCAGGCTCAACAGCAGATGCAGCTGGCTCTTATTCAGATCATGATGCAGTATCTGGAGAAGCTGCTGCAGGCTGGTGAGGCAGCGTTAGCGTCGATCGCTCAGGGCATTCCTGAATACGCGCTGATGGTGAAGGATGTTATGCATGCAGCGCGCGAGATGTTCCGTGATCTAGCACAGAAGTACGATGTGCCTGATCCTGATGTGTATTTACCTGATTTGGAGAAGTATCTCAATGTCAACCAGCCAAATCCAGCTGCCGCAGGAAATGGAGGCGGCGCAGACGCTCAAGGACGAGCTAGTGGACCTGAAGGAGGCGCGAGCTTACCAGTTGGTAATGGACCGTATCGGGGACCTGCTCCGGCAAGCCCAGGATCAGCTGGAGAGGGAGCCCGACGCGCTGTTGCTCAAGGGCTATCAGGGGCAGGCGCAGGCGTACCGTAGGGTGCTTGGGATGGTGAATGAGCTGTTAGGACAGATCAAAAACACTGACTACGAGAAAGTGAGAGAGGCAAATGGCACTTGATGTAGATACAATTCCAGGAGCGGCAGGAGCACCGCCTCTGAGAGAAGATGTAATGCTTGAGGACGTGGGTAAGGCTCTTGAAGCGCAGGCAGTGAAAGACGAAGCTGCTAGGAAAGCAGCTGAAGCAAAAGTAGCGACTGACGCTGAAGCTGCGGCACGAGCAGCTGCAGGTGGTGGCGAGAACACTCAAGTTCGCGCCTTGCAAGAGGCGTTGAGGATCAGCGAGGAAGGCAGGCGGCGAACTGAGGAGATGCTTCGTACTGCGGCTGCGCCTGTACGCGAGGCACCGCCTGCAGAGCTGACTGAAGATCAGTGGAATGAGCTCTACCAGAAGAATCCGCTTGCAGCAATTGAGCTCAAGCAGGCGCAGGCCAATAAGAAGCTCTTGGACAACATCGAGCAGAGATTGGCTCCACTGGTTTCTGGCGGAGCAACGTCGGCAAAGGAACTCGCACGAGCGAAGTATCCTGACGAGTTTAGGTTGTTCGACGCTGATATTCAGCAGATGCTGAGCGATCCGAGGATCAGTCCGGCTTCGATGAATAACATTCAGGCGTGGGATGATCTGGTCTCTTTCATCCGTGGCAAGCCTGCTAACTTCGAGAAGCTGATCGAGGACAGAGCGAACAAGGCGCGAAACAAAGCCGCAGATGATGCGCATACTGTACAGCAGGCTGTCGCTGGTGCGCACACGAGGTCTGATGTTCGGCCACTGCCTCCGGCGTCTGCGAGCGATCTTGACTCGGTTGAGAAGGAAATTGCTCGAGCGATTCATCCTGATCTTGACCCTGAAGAAGCCTACGCTTCGTACAAAACGTGGAAGGGAGTAGCAACTCGATGACGGATAAGCCGGAAGTCACCACTCCGCCTGCTAAGCCTGAGATGTCTCGAACTGAAGTTAAGGCTGAGATTTCTCGACTCGCGGAGAAGCTGAGAAAACAGGATGCACAGAAGCACAGTGGTGCGGCTTCGAGGCTTCCGAAGTCGAGAATGCTCGATGCTACAGCACTGGAGAAGAAAGACCCAGATCATCACTATCTGTATGTCAATAGTGATGATCCAGGTAACTTGCAGAGTCATCTCGAAGATGGCTATAAGAGCATCAGTGAGGATGACTGCAAGAAGGAAGGTGTTCGGCAGAGAGTTGGAGAGCTTGTACTGATGAAGATCCCTCGTGCAGAGCATGAGGAGAGAATCGAACGGCAGAAGGAAACGGCCAAAGGTCGCCTGAGTGCGCATCGGGCAGAGTTTAAGAAGGAAGTCGAGGGAGTTGTGAGAGAGCTTCATGATCGGGGTTATTCAGATCATGAGATTTCTCGCATTCTCGTAGACGAGTAGGAGGATAGGTGGCGTCTCAATTCCCAGCCTACATCCCCATTGGGGGAGCGGTAGGTTCTGAGCCGTATGTGGATGAGATGACCTTCCTGTCGACTGACGCCACGAATGTTGGCGAGTTCGTGTTTTTTGACACGGCCGACAACAACGTGAAAACGTGCGGTGCTGATCCAGCCCTGATTCTTGGGGTTCAGCTCGGCAACGGTCCGGCTTCGCCGTTTATTGGCGGAGCGTTGGGCAAGCCCAGTCCCTATGGGACGAACAAGTCCCTTGTGGCGATTATTGCACCAGAGACAATCGTGGCTTTGAGCAGCACGACGACTCCGTCACTGGCGTTTGTCACAAGGGCTGGTGGCCTCACGAAGGTGACAGCAGGCGGGAGGAACTTCTGGCAGTGCGACACGTCGAAGACGGCGGGCACTTCCAGATTCATCATCATGGACGTGGACATTCCGAACGGGATTTACTACGTTCGGTTCAAGCCTGCGAACCTGCAGGGCCAGTCAGTCGTCAGCTAACCGGAAAGGAGTCACAGAATGGTAATGGTTCGTGGCGCCTTTTCTAACTTGCTGGCGCCTGGGTTCCGTAAGATTGTCTTCGAGACGTACAAGGAAAGACCTACCGAAGGCAGTCGCTGGATCAACATGAATAAGTCGAGTCGAGCGTATGAGGAAGACTTCCCCATCGCTGGATTCGGCACACTGTTGGCCAAGTCTGAGGGTGGGCCGGTCACCTACCAAGATGCACTTCAGGGAATCCTGAAGAGGTACCTCTGGACCACGTTTGGTCTGGGATTCAGGATCACTGAGGAGATGATGGAAGATGACCTGTACGGCATTATGGGAGCGAAGATGTCTCGTGCGCTCGGAAGGTCGGCACGGAACAACTTCGAGATCGTCTCTCACTCGGTGCTTAACAGCGCGTTCGATACGGCAGTCAATGGGTTCTACTCGGGGGAGGCGTTGATCCAGACGGGTCATACTACTCTGCGTGGGCTCACCGCGTCAAATGCGCCGGCCTCTGCGACGAATCTGAGCTTGCCGGCTGTTCAGGCGGCAGTTGAGAGCTTCCACGCTCTCGTCGACGAGGCGGGATTGCCTGCGATGTTCATTCCGAAGACGCTAATCTACAACCCGGCGGATCACTGGATCGCCAATCAGATCCTGAAGACCACGAAGTTGCCGGGCGGCAATCAGAATGACATCAATCAGGCGGCATACGAAGGGATTCAGCCGGG